GCACGTAAAGAATTTTTCGATAGTTTAAAAATTAATAATGGAGGTCACCAAATCTAATAGTTATGGACAATAAACAAAATTATGTACCTTTTGTAAGCGAGGTTGAAGAGTTCAACACTTTAATGAATAAACCTAACAACTATGTACCCACAATTCCAGAAAATAAAGCTGAATGGGAATTTGTTTACAACTTCATTCTCGAGGAACTTGAAGAATATAAACAAGCTTGCGAAAGTGGAAACATCGTTGAGGTTTTGGACGCTTTGTGTGACATTACTTATGTATCCCTTGGGAACGGTGCTATGCTTCATGGTCTTAAGGATAAAGTTTGGCCAGCGTATATGGAAGTACAGGCGTCAAACCTTTCAAAAGCTTGCTCTACACAAGAAGAGGCTGAAGAAACTGTACAACTTCGTTCCAAAGAACAAGGCGAACTTTGTCATTATGAACAAGTTGGTGATAAGTACATTGTATATCGTAGCCGAGACCGAAAGGTAATGAAAAATGTAAATTATTTTAGACCGAATCTTAAACAATTCTTTGAATAATGTATCAATCTATCTATTATGATAGGGATACTTACGAATACCACTTACGAGATGATATAAAAGGTTGGAAGACATTTAAATATCAACCAACACTTTACCAACTTGATCCAGATGGTGAATTTGAGACCCTAGATGGCCAAAACGTGTCCCCTATTAAAAAGATGGACAACTGGAAGGATCCTAAATATTTTGAAAAGGATGTTGATAAAGATACTCGTGTATTAGTTGACTTTTATTACGAATCTGATGAAACACCTTCATATCACAATTTAGTTTATCTGGATATTGAGTGTGAGATTGCAGGAGCACTTACACCTGAAAATATTAAAGATCCCAAAGGTAAAATTACATCTGTTGCTTTATACGATAACAATAGTAAAAAATATTATTGTTTAGTTTTAGATGAACAGAAACTAATGACTGAAGCTAAATCTGAAGGTAAAGAAGTTATTCCATATAAATCGGAAAAAGATTTATTAAATGGATTTCTTGATGTTTGGATTAAATTAGATCCAACTATTATTTCAGGATGGAATAGTGAATTTTTTGATATACCTTATCTTTATTATCGTATTATTAAAGTATTAGGACAAGATTTAGCTAATTATTTATCTCCACTTCAAAAAGTTAAAACAAAAATCGTTCAAACTAAAAATGGTTTAGCAGAACACGTAATTGTAGCTGGTCTTAATCATTTAGATTATATGAACTTATTTAAAAAGTTTATTACTAAACAAGAATCAAGCTATGCATTAGGGAATATTGGAGAAAAATATGTTAAGTTAGGTAAAATAGAATATCAAGGTTCACTTGACAAATTATTTAGAGAAGATATAGACAAATTCATTGAATATAATATTCGAGATGTTGAAATTATTGTTGAATTAGAAAAATCACTTAAGTTTATTGAATTAACAGCAACAATTTGTCACCTGTGTCATACACCTTATGAAACTATATATTATTCAACTGTATTAAATGAGGGAGCTATTTTAACTTACTTAAAACGTAAAGGTATAGTTTCACCTAATAAACCTACTACATATAACCCCGGATTAAAAGAAATTAAGGAAGAATATGCTGGAGGTTATTTAAAAGACCCAATACCAGGTTTATATGAGTGGGTTATTGATTTAGACTTTACATCACTATATCCTAGTATTATCCGTTCATTAAATATGGGGATAGAAACATTAGTAGGTCGTGTTGTAAATAGAGATAAATTTGATAATCAATGGTCATTAAGGGAACTTAAAAAAATGGACCCTAATAAGATTGTTGAAATTGAAAAGATTAATAAAAACCGCTCATTAGTTCGTTCTGAAGTTAAAGTAAAAGATATTGTTTCATTGATTGAAGAAGGTGATTTACTCATATCAGCTCCCGGTGTAATATTCCGTAAAGATAAATCAAGTGTTGTTTGTGAAATATTAGCTGACTGGTTTTCTAAACGCCAAGAATATAAGGTGTTAATGAAAAAAGCATATAAAGTCGATAATGACCCTATTATGGGTGAGTTTTATAATAAGCGTCAACACGCGTATAAGATTAAATTAAACGACGTTTACGGTGTATTTGCCATTAATGGTTGGAGATACACTGATGGACATAAATTTATTAGTAAAGCAATTACACTTACTGGACAAAGATTACTACAGGAAAGTATTAAAAATATGAATGCTTATCTAAATAAAGAGATGAATATTGATAAAGATTCAATTATTACAAGTGATACCGATAGTTTATTTATTCAATGTTCTAATTTATTATTACATAGACATCCAGATTTAGATTTAAATAATAAAGATGAAGTAATACCTAAAATATTAGAAATAGCTACTGAATTACAAAACATGGCTAATAAATTTATAGGTGAATTTTGTCAAGAAGCATTTAACATTAAACCTGATGAACCACACTATTTTGAATTAAAACAAGAGGTTGTATTAGATAGAGGTTATTTTGCTGGTAAACGTAGATATGCTATTCATATTGTAAATAAGGAAGGTGTAACAACAGATGAGTTAGATATGAAAGGTCTAGATTTGATGAAATCAAATTTTCCCCCATTATTTAGAAAGTTTGGAGAACATATTTTAAATGAAGTTATGTTTGGTACTAAAAAATCATCTATTGATAAACAAATACTTGAATTTAGAGAATCACTTAGAACAGTTGGTTGGGAACAAATTATGAAACCTACTGGATTAAAGAAAATGCAAGAATATATAGCATCAGGCCCAACAGCAGGTGAAATATTTTCTAAATTAGGTTTAAAATGTCCTATTAATACTAAAGCAGCTATCTATTACAATGATTTATTGCGTTTTAAAGGTTTAGATAAAAAACATCCAACATTTCAAATAGGAGATAAAATGTACATTGGATACCTGAAGGAAAATCCGTATCGTATCGAAGTAATAGGATTTAATGGACATAGTGACCCACCTGAAATTATGAATTTTATAGAAAAATATATTGATAGGGATGGATTGTTTGATTCAGTATTAAAAAATAAATTAGAAGGTATTTATAGCGATCTAGGTTGGGGTATGCCTATATTTAACAAAAAGATAAACAAATTTTTTACATTTGAATAAGTTATGATAAACAAATTAGACCTAACATCAGTTATTTCAAAATATTACCTTAACGGGATGATTGAACCCGTTAAATGGGATATTAAAGATGAAACCTTAACAATTAAATTTAATGCTCCTACTAAGGATATGATTGGTAAAGTTGTATTTAAAGGTATGCCTCTTGAAGATTCAATAATTGCTATTAGTAATACTACTCAATTAAATAAACTAATCGGTATTACAAATGGTTATTTAGAATTAAGTTATGTAAAAATAAACAAGTTTATTACTAAGTTAATTATAGCTGATAATCAATTTACTTTAAATTATGCTTTAGCTGATACTATGATTATTCCTAAAGCTGGTGAATTAAATGATGATACTGAGTGGAATATTGAAGCGCCTTTAGATAATGAAAGTATTAATGCTATTGTTAGAGCCAAATCAGCATTAGCTGAAAGTGAAACTGTAGTTATTAAACCATACGAAAACGCTGATGGTGAATTTCAAATTGAAATGCAGTTTGGTGGTAACGTAGAACATGCTAATAAAGTATCATTTTATATACCACAAGCAACATCAAATAATATACCAGACGACTTTAAAGAACACTATAATTCAAATATGATTAAAGAAATCATGTATTGTAATAAAGATATGGCCGGTGGTACTATTAAGATTAATTTAGACGGTATAATGGAACTTACATTTGAAAACGAAAATGTTAAAAGTACGTACTATGTCGTGTCAAAAGAGATATAGTAGTATATGTATAACCGCACACAAAGTTATGAAGAAATAGAACCTTAGGGTTGGCTATATGAAGGAAATTTCGTATATTCACGTATAATAAAAAATCAAAGTTATGACAAAAGAAAAAGAAGAATCAGCAATCACCACAATTCGCGATCCAAGAATCGAACCTTATTTTATTGGTAAGGACTCTCATTGTTACACAGTATACGAAACTATCACTCCTGATATACGTTATACTGAAGACAACAAACCAGGTAAAGAATATGTTAAGGCCTTAGGTCATTATGGTAACTTTGGTTCTTGTCTAAAAGTAATCGCTCGTAATAAAACAAATGACAAACAAAATTACGAGTCAATTACAGAATATCTTGAAACATACAAACAAACAGAAAAATTAATCAACGAACTAATAAACACAGGAATCTAAACATGAAATTAGAAGCACTTTACAATGCAGTTATCGTAAAACCGATTGAAGCAGAAGAAACATCTTATGGAGGAATTATTGTCCCCGATTTAGGAAATGAAAAAAACAAACTAGCTGAAGTAATAGCAGTAGGAAAGGGTTATTATTCAGTAACAGGAGTATGGATTGAAACTGTCCTTAGTGTAGGGGATACTGTTGTATTGCCTACTATGGGATTCAGTAAATTAGAATTCGAAGGAGATGAATATTGGATTGGTCCCGAGAATCAAGTTTTAGGAAAAATAAATCAAAATTAAATATGAGCAAAATTATAGAATTCGGCCCTGAGGCACGTAAAAAATTATCCGCTGGTGTAGATAAACTAGCAAATGCAGTTACAGCAACCCTTGGACCTAATGGTCGTAATGTTGTTATCGCTAATCAAGGTATTCCTCAAAGTACTAAAGATGGTGTTACAGTAGCAAAATCAATTACATTAGAAGATCCAATTGAAGAATTAGGTGTTCAATTAGTGAAACAAGCAGCTATTAAGACTGCAGATTTAGCAGGTGATGGTACTACAACGTCTACATTGTTAGCCCAAGAGATGGTTAAACAAGGTTTAACACATTTAAATAATGGAGCTAATGCTGTAGAAATTAAACGTAGTATTGATAAAACAGTTAAGGAATTAGTTGATTTTATCCGTCAAGAAATTAAAGAAGATATTTCAAACGAAGATCAACTTAAACAAGTTGCAACAATCTCAGCAAATAATGATCCTGAAGTAGGTGAGTTAATTGCGACAGCAATGCAGAAAGTAGGTCGTGAAGGTGTTGTATTCATTGAAGAATCTAAAAACGGTGAAACATATCTTGAAACAGTAGAAGGTATGCAATTTGATAGAGGTTATAAATCACCTTACTTTGTTACCGATAATAATACTATGAGTACAAGTATTCAAGATGCTTTGATTTTAATTGCTGACAAGAAATTTACTCAAGTAAAAGAATTATTGCCTATTTTAGAAGCAGTATCAGCTCAAAATAAATCATTATTAGTTATTGCTGAAGATATTGAAGGTGAAGCGCTTGCTACTTTAATTGTAAACAAAGCAAGAGGTATCCTCAAAGTTGTAGCTGTTAAAGCTCCTGATTTTGGTGATCGTCGTAAATTGTTACTTGAAGATATTGCTATTATGACTGGTGGTCAAGTATTCAGTACTGAAAAAGGTATGAAACTTGATAAATTTGATTGGAAATGGTTTGGTGAAGCTCGTGTAGTTACTGTAAATAAAGACAATACAACTTTAGTTGATGGTAAAGGTGATGCAGATGCAATTAAATTACGTATTGAAGAATTACAAGCTCAAATAGAGAAATCAACCTCACCATACGAAAAAGAAAAATTACAAGAACGTTTAGCTAAGTTCATCGGTGGTGTAGCAATTGTACACGTTGGTGGTTATACTGAAGCAGAAATGCGTGAGAAAAAAGACCGCGTTGATGATGCTTTACAAGCCACTAAAGCAGCCTTAGAAGAAGGTATCGTCCCAGGTGGTGGAGCTGTATTATTACATGCTAGAAATTCAATTGATATAAGTGATATTGGTTCACAAATCGTTTATAATGCTTGTGCTGCCCCATTTAAGAAAATTTTATCAAACGCTGGTTATGAGCAAGAAGAAATTTATAATTCTATCAATGCAGTAACAGGGGGTAATTATTGGTATGGTTGGGACTTGAAAGCAGAAGATTTCGTTAATATGAAAGAAGCTGGTATTATTGATCCTGCTAAAGTAACTCGTATAGCACTTGAAAATGCAGCATCAGTTGCCGGTACTATCCTATTAACAGAAGCTGTTATAGTTGATAAACCAGAAGATAAAAAAGATGATACTCCTGGATTTAATGGCATGAATGGAATGTTTTAATTTTTAGATTAATTAAATGAGAGACGCAGTAGACTTATTAGGAAAAACACTACTTATAGAAGAAATAAATTACATAATTGAAAAAATGTATTTTGTTCCCGGTGCAATATCTAAAGAACATTATTTGTACTTTAAATTACAAAAAGAAGATGGATGTTTTGTAAATTATTCCTATTATAGTCTACTGCCTTATATTAAAAAACAAATCAGGTTATGAAAAAAGAAGTAGAAAAAAATATTAAAATTGCTGATAGAGTTCCTCCTGGAGACAGGTGGCAAGTAACGGGGGTTAAAGAAATTCAACCCTCACTTACTGATGCTTTAAATGCTTATTATGTTTCATCAACTGTAAAACCTCAAGCATTTAGGCTTGAACCCTTAAAAGGAATGTTGTATATTATCACAACGGAGGAGGTAGAAGTACTTCAACCAAAACCCAAAACATTTAATTTATACGGAGAGTAATGAGTAGAAAAGAACATACATTATGGGTTGAACTCTATAGACCTAAAGTATTAGAAGATTATGTTGGTAACGAAAATATTAAAAAAACAATCCAACAATATCTAAACCAAAATGATATTCAAAATTTTATTTTCTATGGTCCAGCTGGAACTGGTAAAACTACTCTTGCTAAGCTCATTATTGGTAATCTTGATTGTGATTATATCTATATTAACGCTTCCGATGAGCGTGGTATTGAGACTATTAGAGATAAGGTACAAGGTTTCGCGTCTACTGCTTCTTTTAAGCCGCTCAAAGTTATCATCTTGGATGAGGCTGATTTCCTTACTATACAAGCTCAAGCGTCGCTCCGAAATATAATTGAAACATTTTCACGTACTACAAGATTTATTTTAACTTGTAATTATGTTGAACGTATTATCGATCCTCTCCAATCACGTTGTCAGGTACTTAAGATTGTTCCACCTTCAAAAATAGATGTAGCAAAACACATAGCTGGTATTTTAGAGAAAGAAAATGCTGAGTATGATATTAATGATTTAAAATCAGTTGTAAATCAATTTTATCCTGACCTTCGTAAGATACTTAATACATTACAATTAAGTAACCATGATGGTAAAATTACAATGGATAAATCATTACTTGTATCTAATAGCTACATGACTCAGGTTGTAAAAGAATTACAAGCAAAATCACCCAATTGGAGAACAATTAGACAAATTATTGCTGATGCTAATGTAAATGATTTTGAAGAACTGTATAGATACCTGTATGATAATGCAAGTGATTATGCTTCTGGCAATGAGGGTATGGTTGCAATTTACATTAATGAATACACGTATCAATCGAATTTTAGAATTGATAAAGAAATAAATTGTATGGCTTTAATTAGCCGATTAATTGAATTAGCAAAACCACAATTAATAAAATAAAATATGAAACATTTCACATTTTATCTTTTAACTTGGATATCTCAAAATTTATCTGTACCGTTCTGGATGGTAGGACATGTTCATTTAACTATGAATGTGTATCAAGACATACATGAAATCCTTATGTCATTTGGTATGAATATTATAGTAGCAATTGGATTTTATTTAGATTATAAAAAATATAAAAATGAACAAACAACAACAACAAAGTCTTAATATTGATATTAAGAACACAACCCCAGTATTATCTCCTGATGGAAATGCTGTATTTCAAGAAGGTGTAATTTTACGAAAAGTATCTCGTTTTGTAACAGGAACATCTGAAGATGGAATTATTCCAGTACCATGTTTTTTTGATGTGATTACTGGTAAACCATTATTAGAAATGCTTCCTAAAGAATTAAGAGATGAGTTCAGCGATGACAATATTTAATTGGCTAGAACAAATCACTTACGAAAAAAAAGATTGGAAGAGTTTTACAGAAGATCAGCAATCTTCGTTTAATTCTTACATGGTTCATAGATTTTTGAGTATGTATGAGGGATATATTGATATAACAAATGTTGTACAAAAATTCCCTTATACTGAAAAAGAAACCATCTATAACACATACAAGTCTATGATACCAAAAAAGAAAATGTTTTTAAAATACATTAAAACTACTCGTAAAAAAACATCTGATTCATTACTAGTTCATATTGCTGATTACTTTACGTGTGGGCTTGGAGAAGCAGAAGAATTTACATATATTTTACGAAAAGAAGGTGTACATCATATTCTTTCACAACGTGGTATTGAAGAAAAAGAAATTAAAAAGTTATTAAAAGATTTAGTTATATGACAAAAAACTCAGAAATATGGGGAGGTGTAACATTCAACTCTCAACCTTCTTTAAACCTAACAGGAACTAAAAAAGCAGTTGTTGATTTTGAAAATACTTATCCAACACTAGCAGAAGCTTGGAAAGTAACTCAACAAGAACAATATGAGTTGTTTGCTGAAAAAATGATGGATTATGGTTTATCTAATATTTCATTAGGTACTAATCTTGAAGAAGCAGAAGATATTAATTTATCATTAACTGGTATTTGGCTTCGTTGTAATGATAAAATCAATCGTTTAAAAAATATGTTAAAACGTAAAGGTCATAATTATGTTCAAAATGAACCAATGATTGATAGCTTTATAGATATTTCTAACTATGGCATCATTGCTCAGTTAGTGATGAAAGGTAAATGGAAAAAATAAGATATGCCAACTAGTTTACACCTCCACAAAGACGCAATTTTCGAACATATTCGTACTGTTGTTTTAGAATATTTACCTAAACGTTATAAAATTTTAGATGTAGGTCCAGGCATTGGAATTTACGGAAGCAACTTACAAGATTTAAATATTGATGCTGTTGAAATCCATGAACCATATATTGAACAATATAAAATTAAAAGATACTATAAAAATGTATTTGTAGGAAATATTTTAGAATTTAACTATGATGATTATGATTATATTATTATTGGAGATGTTTTAGAACATATCCATGTTGAAGCAGCTCAAAAATTAATTAAAGATATTACCTTAAAAGGTATTAAATGTTTAGTAGCAGTTCCATTTAATTGTCCTCAAGATGCTGTAGATGGAGTAGAATCTGAAATCCACCACCAACCAGATCTAACCCCTAGAATAATGAGATCAAGATATCCAGAATTAGAAGTATATTTAAGTACTAATATGACTGATGGATATGCCTACTACACAAATTACCTTAAATGGATTAAATAAAAAGTTTTGAGTAGAAAGAAAAAAATACCACAAATAGTAAAACAAATACAGAAACAACCACTACGAGAATTAAATTATGCTTTTGAAAAAGCAATATCTTATAGTCAATTTTCAGTATTTGCTCATTGTCCTCGTAAATGGAGTTTACAGTATAGGGACGGTCACTACACGTCAGAATCATCGATTCATATGACATTTGGTACAGCGATGCATGAAACTTTACAGCATTATATAACAACTATATACAACGTTAGTGGCGCTGAAGCTGACCGCATTGACCTAGAAGAATATTTTTATGATAAATTAGGTGAAATTTATAGAAAAGATCTTAAATCAAATAAAAATGTCCATTTTACAAATCCAGAAGAATTAAATGAGTTTTACGAGGATGGACTTGAAATAATTAGGTATATTAAGAAAAAACGTAATGGTTATTTTAGTAAACGAGGATGGCATTTAATTGGGTGTGAAATACCTCTTATGGTTAATCCAAACCCTCAATACTCAAATATTTTATATAAAGGATATTTAGACTTAGTATTATATCACGAAGCTACTAATAAATTTAAAATATTTGATATTAAAACATCTACTAGAGGATGGGGTGATAAAGAGAAAAAAGATGAAATTAAACAATATCAACTTATACTCTATAAAAAATTCTTTGCCCAACAGTTTAACGTTCCTATTGACGATATTGAAATTGAATTCTTTATTGTTAAACGTAAAGTCTGGGAACAATCCGAATTTCCAATATCTAGAATTCAAGAATTTAGACCAGTATCTGGTAAAGTTAAATTAAATAAAGCATATACAGCAATAAATGATTTTGTTGGTATAGCATTTAATCCAAACGGAACACATAATACTAAAATACATTTACCAAATCCATCCGTACATAATTGTAAATTTTGCCCTTTTAAAGATAATAAAGAGTTGTGTGATAAGGGGTTACTTTAAGGAATCTACATATATTTATATATATAAAAATAATAATAAAAGCTATGGAAAAAAAAGATATGACGTTAACAAGCGTAAAAGTAAAAAGCGACTTGTTTGACAACTTTAAAATTGCTTGTGTAAAATACAAATTTTCACTACAAAAACTTGCCGACCGTACAATCCATTTGTACCTTACCGATGATGATTTTAGAAAAAAAGTACATAACCACAACAATTTAGACATTAAAGAATAAATAAACAACCAAATTAGTTATATGAATAATAGTTTTAAATATCTGCCAAAAGAGCAGCGTAAAAAAATTCTACTCATCTGTGATGACATCAGAGTCCATTCAGGGGTAGCAACAGTAGGAAGAGAAATAGTAATTCAAACCTCTCAACATTTTAATTGGGTTAATATTGGTGGAGCTATTAAACATCCCGAAGAAGGTAAACGTTTAGATTTATCTCAATCAACCAACGAAGCAATAGGAATAACAGATTCCTCTGTTACAATGTATCCTGTAAATGATTATGGTAATCCTGATATTTTAAGAAATCTTATCAAATTTGAAAAACCAGATGCGATTATGTTAATTACAGATCCTCGTTATTTCCTTTGGTTATTTGCTATGGAAAATGAAATTCGTAAATCCATTCCTATTGCTTACTTAAATATTTGGGATGATTATCCAGCACCTTTATATAATAAACCTTATTATGAAGCTTGTGATTTATTGATGGGGATTTCTAAACAAACAGTAAACATTAATAAACTAGTATTAGACGATAAATCTAATAGTAGAATTGTTAAATATATTCCTCATGGATTAAATGATAAAAATATATTTCCTATTGATTCTAATCATGAAAAATGGAGCGAACTTCAGGAATTTAAAAAACAATTATTTAAGGGTAAACAATATGAATTTGTTTTATTATTTAACTCAAGAAATATTAGACGTAAACAAATTCCAGATACAATGTTAGCTTATAGGTATTTTATTGATCAATTACCAATTGAACAAGCTAAAAAATGTTGTTTATTACTTCATACAGAATTAGTAACTGAACACGGAACTGATCTTCCAGCAGTACAAGAATTATTATTAAATGGTGAGCAATATAATGTTGTTTTTACAAATCAAGTATTTAATAATTATCAGATGAATTTATTATATAATAGTACTGATTGTCAAATTCAATTAACATCAAATGAAGGGTGGGGATTAAGTTTAACTGAAGCTATGTTAGTAGGTAATCCAATTATTGCTAACGTAACAGGTGGTATGCAAGATCAAATGCGTTTTGAATTTGAAGATGGTACTTGGATTGATTTTGATGCTGATTTCCCTTCAAATCATAGAGGTACAATTAAAAAGCACGGTGAGTGGGCCTTCCCCGTTTACCCAACCTCCCGCTCAATTGTAGGTTCCCCTCCAACACCTTATATTTACGATGATAGATGCGAATCAGAAGATGCAGCTGAACAAATTATGGCTGTTTATTCTTTAAGTAAAGAAGAACGTAAAGCTAAAGGTTTAAAAGGTAGAGAATGGGCATTAAGTGATGAAGCTGGATTTACAGGAGAACATCAAGGTAAAAGAGTTATTGAGGCATTTGATGAATTATTTGCTACTTGGAAACCAAGAGAAAAATTTGAATTAATTGATGTTAATGAAGTAAAAGATAGAGTTATAAACCATAAATTATTATATTAAGATGAAACCATTATTTGTTATAAGTTCACCATTTGATACGTACTCTGGATATGGTGCTAGAAGTCGTGATTTAATTAAAGCCATTATTGAAACAGATAAATATAACGTTAGGCTTATGTCTCAACGTTGGGGAAATACACCCTTTGGATTTTGTGACGATAATCCTGAATGGAAATTTTTGATTGATTTAACCCTAATTAATAATCAACTTACACAACAACCAGATATTTGGGCTCAAGTAACTGTACCTAATGAATTTCAACCAGTAGGAAAATATAATATTGGTTTTACAGCTGGTATTGAAAGTACATTATGTGCCGCTGAATGGATTGAAGGTTGTAATAGAATGGATTTAAATATTGTTTCATCTGAACATTCTAAAAAAGTATTTAAAGAGTCTAAATACGAGAAAAGAAATAAACAAACAAACGATATTGAAGGAATGGTTGAATTAACTAAACCAATGGAAGTATTATTTGAAGGTGCTAACACAGATATCTATAAAGTAATTAATACACCTTGTTCATTAGATATTAAAATTAAAGAAGATTTTGCTTATTTATTTGTAGGTCATTGGATGCCAGGTGATTTAGGTGAAGATAGAAAAAATGTAGGTTTATTAGTTAAAGCGTTTTATGAAACATTTAAAAATAAAACTAAAAAACCAGCATTAATTTTAAAAACATCTCAAGTAGGTTCATCTTATATTGATAGAGACGAAATTTTAAAGAAAATTAAACAAATTCGTAAAACAGTCAATTCAGATAATCTTCCCAAAATTTATCTTTTACATGGTGAATTTACAGATATTGAAATGAATGAAATTTATAATCATTCTAAAGTAAAAGCAATGGTTAATTTAACTAAAGGTGAAGGTTTTGGTCGTCCATTACTTGAATTCAGTTTAATTAAAAAACCAATTATAACAACAGGATGGAGTGGACATATAGATTTCTTAAATCAAGAATTCACAAATTTAATTAAAGGTCAATTAACTAATGTTCATCCAAGTACAGCTAATCAATTTTTATTAACTGAATCACAATGGTTTTCACCTGATCATGGTCAAGTAGGTTTTTATTTAAAAGATGTATTTGAAAATTATAAAAAATATACTGAGGGGGCTAAACGTCAAGCATTTAAAAGCAAAAGCGAGTTTAGTTGGGATAAAATGAAAGATAAAATAAGCGAAATTTTAATTACAAATATTCCAAATTTCCCAACTCAAGTAGAATTAAAACTACCTCAATTAAAAAAAGTAGAATTACCTAAATTACAAAAAATAAATGGATAAATTAACTAATTGCCCTTGTTGTGGCTCGGATGCTTGTTTCGTAGATGAAACTACTCCTGACATTTTAACTTACTTTTGTTATGGATGTGGTTTTCAGACCAATTCATTAATGAAAGAAGGAGAAGAATTTTATGAACAACAAATTTTAATGTTACCTGAACTTTATAAAGATTTACTTAATAAAGATGATGATGGGACTGTTTGGATGCCTTCAACAATCAATTTACCTCAACAAGGTATGGTTTTTGCTAATGGTCCTTCTAAAGATGATTGGGGTTGGGCTGCTGTAAAAGCTGTTCCTGTTAAGGAAGAAGAAAAAGAAAAATATCCAATTCCAAATCAAAAAGGTAAATTTTATGAGTGGAGAATGGATATGACTACATTAAAAATGTTTGTTAAGCGTGACTATATGGAAGCACTTTCATACATTGGTGTGTTACCTGAGTAATATGAAGATAAGCTATGCAATAACAGTTTGTAATGAATTGAAGGAGATTAAACGTTTAGTTGATTTCCTTCTTTCTAACAAACGTAAAGAAGATGAGATAGTGATCCTATTCGATCAGAGTAAGGGCACTCAAGAAGTAATAACCTATCTTGATACAATTAAAACAGAAGGATGTTTAGTAAGTAACCGCTTTGAAGGACATTTTGCAAAATGGAAGAATTTATTAACAACACACTGTACAGGAGATTATATCTTCCAAATAGATGCTGATGAGCTTCCACATATTAATCTAATTCAAAACCTACCATCCTTATTAGAAGCAAATCCCACAGTTGATATGTTAAGAGTACCTAGAGTAAATACTGTAGAAGGTTTAACTGAAAAACATATTAAAAAGTGGGGTTGGAATGTAAACGAGAAAGGATGGGTAAATTGGGCTGATGGGCAGATGCGAATTTATAGAAATATTCCAAGTATTAAATGGGTTAATAAAGTACACGAAGTATTAGAGGGATATAAAACCCATGGTATGTTACCTCTTGAAGAAGAATGGGCATTATATCACCCAAAAACAATAGAAAAACAAGAAAAACAAAACAATTATTATAACACATTATGAAAATATTAATTACAGGAGTAGCAGGATTAATAGGTAGCCGATTAGCAGATTGGATTACAGCAAATCATCCAGAACATGAAATTATTGGTATTGACAATTTAAGTGGTGGATATAAAAATAATATTAATTCTTATGTAAAATTTTACGAAATTGATTGTAAAGATAAAGGTATTAAAGATATTTTTGAAACCCATAAACCAGATTATGTTTATCATTTTGCTGCTTATGCTGCTGAAGGTTTATCACCCTTTATTAGAACATATAATTACCAAAACAATTTAGAAGCGACCGCAAACATTGTAAATGAGTGTATTAAACACGATGTTAAACGTCTAGTATTCACATCAACAATGGCTGTGTATGGTCATGGTACTCCACCATTTGATGAATCACATACGCCTGCTCCAATTGATCCTTATGGAATTGCTAAGTATGCTTGTGAAATGGATATTAAAGTAGCTGGTGAACAACATGGTTTAGATTGGTGTATTATTCGTCCTCATAATGTTTATGGTAATAAACAAAATATTTGGGACAAATATCGTAACGTATTAGGTATTTGGATGAATCAATATATGAATGATTTACCAATGTCTATTTTTGGAGATGGAGAACAAAAACGAGCATTTAGTTTTATCGATGATTGTTTAGAACCACTTTGGAAAGCAGCAGTAGATAAAAAAGCATCAAAAGAAATTATTAATTTAGGTTCTAGTGTGTTTTATACTATTAATGAAGCTAATTCTGTATTAAGAGAAGTAATTGGTGATGGAACTTATATCCATAAAGAAGGTAGACATGAAGTAAAAGATGCTCACCCAACATGGGCTAAATCAGTTGTGTTGTTAGATTATAAAGATACAACAACATTACATGATGGTTTAGAAATAATGTGGCAGTGGGCTAAAAATCAACCAAAGAGAGAACAATTTATTTGGGATAACTATGAGATTGAAAAAGGAATTTATACATTCTGGAAAAAGTAAAAATGAAATTAAAAGATTTAATTAATAAAAGTTATTATGTTGCTAATGGGTATGTAGACTCAATTGAGAGTTTGAATATGTTAGAAAAATATATAACTCATAATTTAAATGTTTTAAAAGAATTTAAAGGTGTAATTATAGCTACTACTTATAAAGAACAAGATCCTAAATTAATAGAAACAAATAAAATACTTTGGCAACATTATGTTCCTAATAGTATTTTAATTGATATAAAAGAAAATAGAGGACATAGTTTTGGAATAGCAGATAGTGAAAATGCTTTAATTGATTATTGTAAAGAAAATGATATTGATTGGATTTGTAAATCATCAAATGATGTTATTTTTCAAGAAATAATTTTAGATAAAGAAATTAACAATGCTGACTTTTATTATTTAGAAGGAATTGGAATTAGTGGGATGAAACCATACGATTATGATTTTGATAGAATTAAAAACGAATATTTTTATCCTCAAACCAATTTTTACTTTATAAATGTTTCTAAAATTGATTATCTATATGATAAAGATTATGTAAATGAGACATATAAACAAATTCAACAACTAGAAAATTACAATGGAAAAATTTGGGAATATATTGAAGGATGGACTTGTGAAGATTTTTTAAAAAATTGTGTTAATAGAAATAATCTAATTAAAGAACACATAGTCCCAGATGAAAAATATACTTTATTATTACACATTGTGAAAGATAATAATATTCAAGATTCAAGTTTTAAAAACATTATGATAGAAGGTATATGCCATCTACAATGGCCTAATGAACCTATATTTAATATATAATATAATATGAAAATAATACAAATAGGAGCTAATAATGGTAAAGATGAAGTATTTGATTTAATTAGTCAAAATAGATTTAATATAGAATTAGCAGTATTAATTGAACCTATACCTTTTATTATTGATGATTTAAAAAATCAATATAAAGATTTAGATAATGTGTCTATAGAAAGTATAGCTATAAATGATGATCCTAATTCAACACATTTAACTTTATATTATATTGAAAATAGCAATTATGAGGTAAGTTCTTTTAATAAAGAACATGTTATAAAACATAAACCTGAAGATGAAACAAATGAAATAAAATCATTAGATATCCCATGTATGACCTTTAATAACATTATGGAAAAATATAGTGTAATAGATTTAGATTATCTGTTTATTGATACTGAAGGATTAGATACTTACATTATTAATTCAATTGATTTTAGTAAATACAATATAAAAAATATTATATTTGAAACGATACATGCTGATGGTCCTTTTACTACTGGAAAAAATGCTGAAAAAACAAAAGAATATTTAATTAATATGGGCTATATGTTTAAATATAGTGAAGATGGATGGGACATAATGGCAATAAAAATAAAATGAAAATAATATACAGAATATCAGACGCAGGATATAGTAAAGTAAAACCAGAATATGTAAACAATGAAGCTTGTTTAAAAAATGCTTTAGAAGTATTTCCATGGAGTGAATATGATTGGTCTATTATAGCCGATAACATTTCAGAAGAAACAAATAATATGATTCAAAAATATATTCCTAGAAATTATATTAATTATGTTTCTGTAGGTCATGGAGCAGGTACTTTTAATTTAGCTTTAGATGAAGCATTACAATATAAGGATGACGAAATAGTTTATTTTATTGAAAATGATTATTTACATTTACAAGGTTCACCTAAAATATTAGAAGAAGGATTTGATTTAGGAGCTTCATTTGTATCTCTATATGATCATCCCGATAAGTATAAAGATCCTTCTACAGGAGGTAATCCATATTGTGAAGGTGGAGCTGAAGATACTAGAGTATATCTTTCAGAATCATCTCACTGGAAGATTACAAATTCAACAACTATGACTTTTGCTGCTAAAGTATCAACATTAAAAAAAGTAGAATCAACTTTAAGAAAACATACCGATACTAAGCATCCAAATGATTTTCAAATGTTTATTGAATTAAGACAAAATAATGAATTATTAATCACTCCAATCCCCGGATATTCAACACACGGAGAAACAGCTTGGTTATCACCTCTAATAAATTGGAATAATATCCCAGGCAAATCATTAAATGACATTTATAAAAAATGGTCTTATATTGATGGTCATGGTGATAAAGGAACAGCTCATACTTATATCCCTGAATATGAAAGATTATTAAGTCCTTACAGATATAAAAAACCTAATTTCTTAGAAATTGGAGTTGCTTATGGTGAATCTTTAGAAATGTGGTATGAATATTTTCAAGGAGTTAAAATTCACGGAATAGATATTTGGGACAAAGAAATAGGTCCTTATTTAAAAGATAAAAGATTTAATATTAATATAGTAGATGCTACTAAAAAAGAAGTATTAAATTGTTTAGAGGATACTACTTTTGATATTATTATTGATGATGGAAGCCATCGTTTTGAAGACCAAGTAGCAACTTTTAATATTTTAAAAGATAAAATGAATGCTGGGGGTATTTTTATTATTGAAGATGTAGATTGTTTAGATGAAAAACGAGATGAATTTATTAAGTTACATTCAAATTGTGAAATTATTGATAATAGATCTCTTTTAAAAAGATATGATGATGTTTTAATTGTTTATAGATTTTAATAATATGATAAGTTTAATTATACCAACATACAGAAACCCTGATTATTTAGATATTTGTCTAAAATCAGCTATTGAAAATCAAGTCAATAATAATGAAATTATTGTAGCCGTAGACGGTTTCATTGATGAAAGTCAACACGTATTAGACAAATATAAACAGCATATTAGTGTATTAGATTTGGGTGTTAACCAAGGTATGCAAACAGCTCTTAATTTAGCTGTTATGAATGCTAATAATGAAACTCTTGTTATCATAAATGATGATAATGTATTGTGTAAAGATTGGGATATTATTATTGAAAATCAATCAGTAAATAGAACAGGTTCTGTATTCACTATTAACCAAATAGAACCTACAGGCCCAGGTATATTTAATTTTCATGTTAAAGATTTAGGTAAAACTCCTAAAGAATTTAAATATGAAGAATTTTTAGAATATGAACAAACTGTTAGAGATGGTAAATTAACTTTAGATGGGGGTATTTTTCCATTTGTTATATCTAAAAAAGACTATATGATTGTTGGAGGTTTTGATACAATTTATCAATCACCTTTTATATGTGATTGGGACTTTTTCCTTAAATTAGATTTAAATGGTGTACAATTTTACAGAGCAAATAATCTTAATTTTTACCATTTTGGAAGCGCAGCAACTAAAAATGGTAAAGAAGGAGATAAATTTAAACAAACAGAATCACCAGCTGCTCAAACATTTATTTATAAATGGGGTATGTTACCTCAATTATTTGAAAACAATAGTCATAGGCCTAAAGGTCAAAATATAAAAGGAATTGATTTTTAACTAGGATTTATAATAATTATTTCATACATTAATAAAAAAAAATAAAATGGTATGTGGATTTTATAATAAAGGAGATAAAAAACAAGAGATAATTAGTCGCACTGTTACTTTATCTAGATTACAAGCGGCTAAATCCTTTGCTGAACGCAAGCAGTTGCCTCTTAAATCATTTTTAAAAATATACGCTGTTAAAACAATACTATGATACCCTTTGGTAAGCATTTAAATGTAAAATCACGTACTAAAGACCCAACTGATAAAGATTTATTTATGGAAGTTGTGGGATTAGTAGATGAATGTTGGATTCGTTCTAACGTTATTGAAAATGAATTTGGTTTAGGTGTATCAGATTATGAAGAACCATTTTATTTAGTCATTGAAAATTTAATTTATATGCACTATGGAGAATGGAAAGGTGATATTATGTTATGGTGGTTATTTGAACGATTTGATGGAGATGGAAGTGTACTTCCAATTAATCTAAACGATCATGCTAAGGAAATCGAAGAAGAAGTATTTATTGAAACAGTAGAAGAACTGTGGGAATTTATTAAAAAAATAGAATCAAAATCAAAGTTATGAATGTAAAATATTGTAAAGGATGTGGTGAACAAATTCACCCAAAACGATTAGAAATTATTCCAAATGCTATAACATGTGTTCCGTGTTCAACAGTACAGAAAAAAGGAGCAGTAACATTATTAAAAGGAGAAGGAGACCATACTTGGATTGAAACTATATTTTTAGAACATGATGAGTATCAACAATATATGGCTGCTGAAAATAAAATGAGAAAAATTGCCATAAGTGCTCCTAAAACAGAATATAATGGAGATGAAGATTCACATGATAATCTACCATCACCAAGTGATGTTAAAATTGAAGACTAATGCCTAAAGCTAAACCATTATCTAAAGAAATGGTAGTAGCAGCTATGAATAAGACTAAGTCTAACAAAGCCGCTGCCCGATATTTAAATGTTTCTTATATTCATTTTAAGAAATGGGCTAAACTTTACCAAGATGCCGATACAGGTCAAATATTATTTGATAAACATAAAAACCAATCAGGTAAAGGTATCCCTAAATTTTTAAGTAATGGTAATCCTAGAAAAGATTTTGCATTATTAGATTTAATTGAAGGTAGAATCGACCCATCTTCATTTAATCCAGCAAAAATAAAATACCGTTTAATTCAAGAAGGTTACTTACAGGAAGAATGTTCTATTTGTAGTTTTAATGAAAGACGAGTATTAGATTACAAGATGCCTCTTATTTTAAATTTTAAAGACGGTAATAAACAACATTATAGATTAGAGAATTTAGAAATGTTATGTTATAATCATTATTTTCTACAAATTGGAGACATATTTACCGACAAACAGCTGGGTGGTCTAGAAGATCATGTAAGCAAAAACGAATCAAAAGTTGATTGGGAAGTTGATGACTATACTCAACAACGTTTGAAAGAATTAGGTTTATATGATTCAAAACCGGTTGATAATGGGTTAGATTTAATATCAAGAATATGAAACCAAAACGAATCCCTTTACTCAAAAAGGGTAAAAACAAAAAGCACGATAAGTTAGTTAATGACTACGATGCTCAAAAATCAAAACATCTTGAAAATTTTACTACTAAAATGTTAGAAAAAGACGAAAAAAATAGTAGATTAAAAGGTAAAGAAATCAACACTAAATTTTTAGATTTATTTTAATATGGGAGCAATAGAAATAACAGTTAATAACACTGAAGAATTTCAGGAGTTAGTAGATAATAAGGATTTTAGAATATCTCAAGCAGTAGTTGAGGGTATATTAAGTAATGTTAATTCAAAGAAAAAATACGTACACGTTTTATCTATAACATGTTTAGAAGAAGGTGAAATATTGGATATTACTGTTGAACGCAAGCATTTTGTTGAAACACTAGAGGAAAATTTACCATACTATATTAAAGAAGAACTATATGAAAAATGTGCTGAAATTACTAAAGTCATAGAGTCGTTAAAAATAGTAAAATAAATTTGGATACCTGAATTATTGTTCGTATATTTACGTAAATAAAAAAATTATGTTTTATAAATACGACCCAAACAAATTACAATTTGTTAAAACCAAATTAGCCCACAAGATTGCTCTAGGAACAGTTATTGTGGTATCACTTATTTCGTTTAGTGCTGGACGTTTACTTAGAATTAAAGCATTAGATGAACGAGAAAGAGAATTGTTGGTAGTAAATTTAGCTGCTGAAAAAAACAAGTTCACTCAAGAAAAATTTGTCGATGAACTTAAACGATTAAATGTAAAATTCCCTCACATTGTAATGGCCCAATCAATTATTGAAACTGGACATTGGACAAGTAATGTATTTAAAGAAAACCACAACTTGTTTGGAATGAAACAAGCAACAGTTCGAATTAATACAGCTAACGGTACTCAAAATGGTCATGCTTATTATGATGATTGGTACCAATCTATTTATGACTATGCTTTCTACCAGTGTAGATATTTAGGTGGAATTAGTACTGAAGAGGATTATTATGCTTATTTAAGTCAAAATTATGCTGAAGCTGGAAATTATGTTCAGGTACTTAAAAGTGTAGTTGAAAAAGAGAAACTTAAAGATTTATTTTGATATGTATTAGGGTATAAAAACTCTAATCATCTAATGGCAAAAACTAAAACACAATCCACAGTATCTAAAAAAGAAAAAGTTACAATTACAAGACCAGGAGTTCATGCTAAAACAAAAACTTCTAAAGCTAAAAATGCAACTAATTATAAAAAACCTAACGTAGGACAAGGATAACAATTAAAAATAAATTAAGTTATGAGTAAAACAAGCAACCACCAAAGAGTGAAAACTCTTAAACTTTGGATCGTTGATCGTAAAATTAAACCTAAAAAGAAAAACCAACCAGATGGGTTGAAGTATATTTTAGGTGAAGATAGAGACTAAATTGAGCACATTATCATTTTTTGATTCAATCCCAGATAATGTTCTAGCTAATATAGCTATGAATGATTGGGAATCATTAAAAAGACTTTGTATTGCTCTAACTTTAGACATTCAATTAATAAAAGAAGAAATAGAAAACGAAGGTTATGAAAATCGTAGTGATAGGGGAAACATGTGTTGATAAATTTGTTTATAGTTCTATAAATAGATTATCACCCGAAGCACCAGTACCAATATTAAATCCAACTCAAATAACAGAAAATCCTGGAATGGCAGGGAATGTTGTTGCTAATATTAAAGCACTACAACCAGATAGTATTATTTCTCTTATAACTCAACTTGAACATATTACAAAAACACGTTATGTTGATATTAAAACAAATCATATGTTTATTAGAGTTGATGAAGGTGAAGAATACATTTCAGACCTACAATGGACTCCAAAAATGGATGTTTTATTAGCTGAAGCAGATATTGTTATTGTAAGTGATTATAATAAAGGATTTTTAAATAATTCTCATCTTAAAGCCATATCTAAAAAATCTAAATTATCTATTTTAGATAGTAAACGTAAATTGAGTAACGAAATTATTAAAGACTTTTCATTTATTAAATTAAACGAAACAGAATATAAAAATAATTTGGGTATAAATCATTCTGGTTTAATTGTAACTTTAGGAGATAAAGGAGCATCATACCAAGATAAAATAATACCACAAAATAATCCTCAACAAACAATAGATGTTTCAGGAGCAGGTGATACATTTGTAGCAGCATTTGCTTTAGATTATTATTCTTGTTTAAACGTTGTTGAGGCAATAGATTATGCTAACCAAATGGCCTCTAATGTAGTAAATAAAAGAGGAGTAGCAACACCTTAAAAAATATTTGGTTATCTGAAATCTTGTTCGTATATTACACATATAAAGAAATAAAGGTTATGGCACTCTGGAAATTTAGTAATTTAAATAAGTATGGTAATTGGAGGCATCGCATTATTGCTTTGCCTGATGGTAAACCATTTTCACACGGTCCTGGTTTTGGATCGTCAGTTGGTGTAAGTCGTTTTAGATATACACATGAGCATAGATATCCACCTGCATTATTTATTTCACCTAAAGATGGACAAAAATATATTATACCTGGATGGCAAAAAGTACTTACCGAAACCACATTAAATGATATTGAGTGGATTAAACCTGAAGTTAAGGTAATAAAATCTAAAGATACTCCAATATTAACATCAGAGTACAAGTTCGAATCAAAAAGTGACCCAGGTAGTTTTTATGCTGTTCAAGTAATAGGCAATAAAATAAAATGTAATTGTCCAGGAGTATGGCGTTCAAAAGATCGTCGTTGTAAACACATCAAAGAAGTTGAAAAAACAATCCAATGAAATATACTTACGGAAAAGATGATTTGAAAGTATGGTTGATGGAAAATCTAGACACATTGTTAGAACGTCAAACTTTCCAAGCATTAATTGTAGAAGTAAAAGTAGCAAGTGATGCTAATAATACTTTTGTAAATCGTATAGGCCACGATGAAGTTGGTGAAAGAGGTAGAATTGAAACTAAATTTACTAATTATATTATGCCTTCTGGAGAATTACGACTTAATAGTGCAGGTGAAAATAAACGTGATGGGTTTGATTTTATGCGTATCATTGATGGTATAAATGAGCGTATCTTTGAAATACCTCATGATGTTTATTATGAACGTGGGAAATTTTATGGAAACGAATTTAAATGGAGTGCTTCATATAATACAACAGATAAACTTCAAACCGGAAATACCCAACTATTACTTAATCACGAAATAACCCAATTAGAAAATGATAACAAATAAACGTCCTCAAAAAACTAAAATCGAAATTGATTTAACTGGTCCTGATGGTAATGCTTTTGCTTTATTAGGTATTGCTAAGAATTTATGTCATAAAACAGGTATTGAATGGGAACCTGTTAAAAACGAAATGACAAGTGGTGATTATGAAAATCTACTCCAAGTAATGGATAGACATTTTGGTAATCTAATAGTAATGTACAGGTAATTTGGCTTTGTCAGATCTTGTTCGTATATTGACGATATAAAAAAATAAAGGTTATGGAAATAAAAACAGAACGTAGAGGTAGACCAGCAGAAGTAATTGCGGTGCTTAAAGAAAAATGGGAAGAAACTTATTATGAAGTACCATCTAAACCTGAATTAGGGTGGAAAATGATTTGGTATTATGATAGAAGTAAGAACAGTAATGGTCCTTATAAAACAGAAATGACTTACCCTAAAAATCACAAACCCGAGAAAGTTAAAGCCGATAAAGGTAAAGCATATAATAGTCAACCTGTAGTAATGGTATTTAAAACATCAAATCGTTTAAATGCTAAAACTAAAATTAAAGTTTGGAATAATGAAAATGTTGATTATATATTATCAGCACCAACACTACCGGGTGTACCAGAAACAGCAATTATAGTAGAATTAGGTGTTGGTGAAGGTTTTATTGAATCTTACCGCAATAAATACTCTCTTTAACATATTTATTACATATAATTAAACATTAAAAAATGGGAACAAGAGCTCTTATAGGATACTTAGATACAAATGGTGATACTAAGCTTACTAGTACGTATAATCATTACGATGGTTATCCTTCAAACTTAGGTAAAGGTTTAGAAAATTTTTATGATAGTGATGCTAAAGCAGAAGAAATTGCTAATGTAGGATACATTAGTTATTTAGATCCTGAAACAGGTGAAATCGAAGCAGCAAATAAACAAAAACCAACAATAACCCCACTACCCGATAATTTTAATGAAGCTATGATGGAAATCGCTGCAGAAATTGATAGTTTTAGTGGTGATTATGGTTATATTTGGGATAATGAAAATGAGGAATGGATTACTGTTAAAAACGAAGGTATCAGAAGTATGGCTGAGGATTTAGAAATGAATTTAGCTCATTTAAAAGATAAATTTGCTATGATGCCTGAACGTCCTGATCAAACAAGATCACATTTTGTAGATAATGACGAGGCAGATGAAGATGCTAGAATGAATGAAGTAACTATAAAAGAAGAAAATACTATTAGTAAAGCTAAAAAAGCACTTAAGGATAAAATGAATCTAGATGTTTATATTAAATCATTAGAAAATGATATCCGTTTAAATGGTGAAGAAAACTATAAAGATTATTCAATAGAAGATTTTATTGAAGATTATGATAATTACACCCAAAATAAAACAGAATTAGACGAAGCATTTGTACGTCAAATGAAATATAAAGCAGGTATTATTAAATAAATAAAATGAAAAAACAAATTTTAAGCGAAGAATTTCGCAAAATGCAAAAATTAGCAGGTATTATTACTGAAAGCGAATACAAAAAATTAACAGAAAATCAAGCTTCTGATTTAATAAATGATGGAGTAGTATTATATGTTTCTGATGATTCTAAATTAGCACCTGGATTTATTAAGTCTAAAAACCTAGGATTTATAGTATATAATGTAGCTATAAAAGATACTTCAAAATCAATTTTATCTATAACTGGTACTTTATCTAAAAACCAAAAAGTAGTTCAAATATTTAATGATAATTATGGAATAATTGATATAAATTATATTTCAACCTTTTTAACTAATCCAAAAAATTGGAATCCTATTACTAGTGAAGATGAATTAAATAACTTTATGTCAAAGCATAGTAAAATATATTTAATTAGTCATAATGGTGATTCATCTGAATTAAAAGAATCATTAAATGAAGCATTTAATCCATTTTTAGATACCGAAGAAGGTGGATATATGAGAGAATACATTGATGATGTTGTTGAAGATAGTATGGGTGAACCAGAATCATTATTTCTTGATTATCGACCTGATTTTGATATGGCTTTTAATTTAGCACTAACTAAACTTAAAGAGGATCATCCTGAATTAGATTTTGAGGCAATTAAAGCTAATAAAGAATCTTTCTTTTAATAATTAAATAAAATAAAATAATGAGAAAAGCAGATAA